TCATCTACTGCATCAGTTCCACCATCGAAGAGACCTGAAATATCAAGGCTCGCTGTGGATATACCCTCTATGTATGATTCGTTATCATCGCCAAACATTGTTGTCGATATTGCGTTCATATCTCTTGAAAATGAAAAATTATTGAAATAACTTGTGAGGTCGAATGCTCCGAATAGAACACCTGAGTTTTTTCCTGCAATGAATGCCATTATTCTTCCTCTTCTTTCAATTTGTGTTCAGGAACTATGAGTTCTTGTTCAACCATCCATCGAGGTGGTTGCTTGACAGTGATTTCAGTTCCTGCTGGGAAATCTTTGTCTTTGATGTTCAAATCTACTTTTGCAAAGTATTTGATTTTTTTATTAGCCATAATTTACTCCGATAGTATTGCTTCAGCTTCTACTTGAATTTCTATCTGACAAAATCGTCCTTCGTCAGACAAACCATTCTCTTCAGTGAAACTTCTAACTCTTGAAACTAGGACAGCTCCATTGATGGTGGAGTCATCTGCTAGTTCATCTATAATTTCTTGTGCAAGTTCTAAAGCTCTGTCTCTTGCCGCAGCTGCGACTGAATCTCCAGCTCCAGGTTTGAGTGCATATGTGAAAACAGTCATATCAAGGTTCTCTTCATACACACTGCCAAAAGCTTCAAAGTCCATACTTGAAGAACCATCTGCAATGAATATCATTTCAGTTTTAGGAGCTTCATCTGCTGGTGGGAACTTGAATATTGAGACACCTGAAAGAGCAGCTCTTGCACTTAGTTGCGTCTTTAGGTTATCTCTTAGAACTTTTATCTGTGAGTTAATTGCCATTTAGACTCCGAATACTTTTTCTGAGTTTTCATCAATCCATTGGTTAACTTCAGGAATACGAGTTGGGTTCTTGAAACCGCCTCCTTGTGTGACAAGTGCTATATTTCCTAATTCATCATTGAACGAAGTCGCTCTATCAGGAATATTTGATGCAACAATCCTATCAACTAAAAGTTTCAGTCCGATTCTATCTACACCATTTCTGATGTAGTCCCATCCATATTCGTATTCAATAACAACTGGAAGGGGAAACTCACTTGTTGGTTTCTCAAAGAATCCATCTGTTCTGTGAATAAATCCAGCATTGTTATCTATTTCAAAATTAGAAGTTGCGACTGTTTCTCCTAATACTGTGCAAGATAAAACCTTTGTGATATGGAAACTTGGTGGAGAGATTATTCTGTCTCCTTCGCCTTCTAGTTTCACTCGGTTATATCTTGAAACCCAAGATACCCCAGTCCATTGTTCTAATAGTTCAGTTATCTTTTGCCTCTCATCAAGGATTGCTTCATCTGCGTAGTCACTAGCTGAGTTCAACTGTGCTACATCAAAGCTTCTTGCTTGTGCTTCAGTGAATATTGGAAAACCAATAATCTCGTGATTACTTCTAAGTTTCTGAGTTACTGACTCCCAAGTTCCAGTCCATACTGCATACAACTTATTGACATCTGCTGTATTAGCGATGCCTAAGTCATAGAAATATATTCCTGTTGATTCTTTTGTTGCTGTTTGAGCATTGACAATAACTGTTCCACCTTCATCAGTGACAGTCACAGTGACCGCAGCTGCGGCATCAGTTAGACTTCCATCCACATATGCTTTGACTGCTATTCGTCCTTTTGAATCTTTGATAACTTGACCTGTGCCATTAGCTACTTGATAACCAATCATTATTACTTCCTATTAGGTTTGGATTTAGATTTCCTCTTTTTGCCTTTTTTGGTATAAGGCATTAACTTTTTTCTTTTCCAGCTTTAGCTGAGGCAGTTTTTTTAGGAGCAGACTTGATAGCTTCAGCCCAACCTTTTTCAATAAGGTCAACTGCGTTATTCTTGTCTGTTTCCCAAGTTTCGCCTTTTTTTGGAATTGGACTGCCATTGTATAGACCTGACATATCCACGAGTAGTTTGATTTTCATTGTTTCTCCTCTTATTACTCACTGGAACACTCGAAGAGTCGGATAGTGAAGGATTTTGGAAACCCTTCAAGTATTCCAGTCAGTGTCCATTGCTGGACAAAGACCTTCCATCAGTTGCCTGATGAAAATAGAATGATGTAGGGGATTAGCCCATAACCATTCTTTTGACTGCATTTGTATCTAACAAGTCGCCATCAGCTCTATAAATAAATCTGAAAGTTACTAAGTCATTAGCGAACGCATAGTCAACGCTTCTATCAACTTGGATGCCATTTACTTCACGAATGTAGTATTTGGACATATCTCCCCAAGCCATTACTTTTTTAGCAGTAGCGATTGTCTCGATATTGCTATCAGTTGCTACTGGAGCACCTAATAATGTTGCTGGGTTTCCTAATTGAAGTGAAGGTTGCCATAGGTATTGGTTGTTTGAATCTTTGAGTTGTCTAACTTCTTTCAAAGTAGCATCATTCATTATCCAAGCACCATTATCTCTATATGGGGCAGTAACACTGTGATAAAGGTCAATGACCTCATCAGATGTGATTGCTGTAGCACTTGCACAAGTAACACCAGTTCCAGCAGCGTTCATAACGCCATTTGGTTTTGATGAACCATTTGCAATTGCGAAGTCAGCTCCTGCACCATTTCCTAAAGCACGACCTGCGTCATTTGCTAGGAAAGCTTCTATATCAACACCTTCGTCTGCAAGAAGCTCAGAGCTTACTTGTACAAGATACGCATATTTGAACGCACCTAATGTGACTGATGCTGATGTAGGGTCGGATTCTCCGATTGCTCCACCTTCAGCAACTAATGAAGCTGAGGATAGGGCTGTGATTTGTGGGAATTTGATATCTTCTCCACCACCAGTTGGAACGACTGTTGCGAACTGTCTAACAGCTGCATTTTCGTCTAACTTAGCGATAATTTGGTCAAAGAATCCTTGAGGGACTAAACCACCATCGTTGGCTTTGTCTAAGTCTCTTTTCTCAAAATTGTGAGAACGAACTTCTCCTGTTGCGAATTTTCTAAGAATAGAAGCGTCAGTAGGTACTTCAGCTTTCTTTTCTTCTAAAACTGGCTTGGATTCAAATAAATCTCTTGCTTCCTCTGATTTTTTATTAGCTTCTTCTACAGATGCTAACTCTTGAACACGAGCATCGATTTCAGACATTCTGTCATTCATCTTGTCCCATTGTTCTTTTTCAGCTGAATCAAGTGAACGATTTTCAGAGATTTCTCTATCGTTCAATTCTTTCATTTGCTCCCAGAGATTATTTCGCTCTTCATATAGTTTTTCAACTATTGCCATTATTTTCTCCTAAGATTGTGGAGAAGCGACTCATCATCGACCTCTCCTTTTGTTGGGTGGCGAAACCAAATTGTTTCATCAACGAATCTGATTTCTAAATCTAAAAAATTATTATGATTTTTTTAGTAGTTCTAATCGTCTTTTTCTAGCTTCTGCATTGAAAACAACTTCCTCTTCTTCTTGAAGTAGTGATTTCAATTCTCCATTGTCATTAGCTTCAATAAGTTGGTTTAAATCTAAACCACTCATTTGAGCTAGGTTTCTGAAGCTTCGTTCTGCCATAACAGTTGAATCCTGATAGGCAGGGAATGCTGTTGGAGAAACTTCATACAATCTAGTTTCTAAGACTTCTCGAACTACTGGCTCATTAGAGTCATCAGGTACACTCCAAGTTTCATCAAGAACATCAAATCCAAATGATGAGTTTGTGACATCGCCACGCTCAATCATCATATAGGCTGACCTGTGATGAGGAATATCTAAATCTAAACTTACTTCATAATGAAGTCCTTGTTTATCTTCAGCGAGTTGTAGTGTTCCTGCTCTTTTTGAGCCGAGTACTAAAGAAGTATCGTGATTGAATAGAGCTTTGATGTCATCTCTTGAGGTTTGTGTTCCTCTTTCTTGTAGTGTCTTTTTAAAAGCACCTTTGTTGATGACTTCAACGAAACCTCCACCTAGTACCTGTGATTTTTTATTGAACACTGATGCATAACCAGTAATCACAGCTTTAGAACCCTCTAAGGCTCTAATCTCGAACTGATTCGTTACGAATCTAATATCGTGTTCAGGTGTTGGTCTCACTTGCTTTGGAGCAGAAGTGAAAACTTTGTCTTGTTTTATTTCAGACATTCTTTCTCCTGTATCTTCTTCTTCTAAAGTCGCTATATAGCGTTCTGCCCATTTCTGAGCATCCATCTGATTTGCCTCTTCAATAGAGCCTCCCCATAAAAGCCAAGCGGTCTGCCCTTTAGAGGGTTTATCGCTTTCTCCACTAAGGAACTCTCTTGCATCGTCAGAATCTAAATCAGATATGTGCCTCAAAAACCAAGCGTTCATACTCTTGGCTTTGTCGTGACTAACTATTCCATCAGCCATATCTTTTGCATCATTAATGGTGGCGTTGACTAATCCATCTCCACCAAAACCTTGTTCATAAAAATCAAGACCTCGTTGTGCGTTATCTTGAATGTATTGTGGAACTTCTATATGTTCCCTTGTTTCAGGCTGATTCTCTTTCATAATTTCCTAATCTTTATAAGTTTGTAGATATTTTGAGAGGTCTAATTTTCTGTGAAATTTTACATCCTCATAATCTTCATAACCTAAATTCTTCATTTGATTTTTCATCCACTGTTGTTTCTGTGGAGTAGAATTTGGGTTCTTATTACTTCTTCTAAGC